CCTTACATTGATAAAGAATTTGACAAAAGAGAGGAGGGTACTTTTTTTATGAACAATGGAAAACCTTCTTATATAACTGGTTCTCATTATATGTATTTGCAATGGACAAAAATAGATATTGGTCTTCCTGAGTTTCGTGAGAGTAATAGAATATTTTGGATATTTTGGGAGGCTTGTAAAGCTGACTCAAGATGTTTTGGTATGTGTTATTTAAAAAATAGACGTTCTGGTTTTTCTTTTATGGGGTCATCTGAATTAGTAAACACAGCTACAATATCAAAAGATAGTCGTCTTGGTATTTTATCCAAAACTGGTCCAGATGCCAAGAAAATGTTTACAGATAAAGTTGTTCCTATATCAAATAATTACCCTTTCTTTTTTAAACCAATTATGGATGGTATGGATAAACCAAAGACTGAATTGTCTTATAGAGTTCCTGCATCTAAAATTACAAAGAACAACATGGGGAATGAAGTTGATGAGATGGAAGGACTTGATACATCTATTGACTGGAAAAACACTGGGGATAACTCTTATGATGGGGAAAAACTAAAGTTGCTTATTCATGATGAAAGCGGTAAATGGACAAGACCAGATAGTATTATAAACAACTGGAGGGTTACGCAAACTTGTTTGAGGGTAGGTAGAAGATTGATAGGTAAATGTATGATGGGAAGTACATGTAACTCACAAGCAAATGGAGGAGCAAACTTTAAAAAATTATACAGTGATTCTGATGTGGTTAAAAGAGATAAAAACGGTAGGACGGTAAGTGGATTATATTCTTTATTTATACCTATGGAATGGAATTTCGAGGGTTACATTGATTTGTATGGTTTCCCGGTATTTAGAACTCCTGAAAAACCAATTAGAGACATTCAAAGTGGTTATATTTACGATGGGGTTTTGGATTTTTGGGAAAATACAGTTGAGTCATTAAAGAAAGATTCAGACGCTCTTAATGAGTTTTATAGACAAAATCCAAGAACAGAAGGGCATGCTTTTAGAGATGAAGCAAAAAACTCTTTATTCGATTTATCTAAAATATACGAGCAAATAGATTTTAATGATGGTTTAGACCACAATAGAATAATCAATACTGGTAAGTTTTCTTGGAAAAATGGAGTAAAAGATTCTGAAGTTGTGTGGATACCTAGTAGAGATGGTAATTTTAAAATTTCCTGGTTTCCAAATAAATCATTAACCAATGGAATAGAGATTCGTAATGGTAAAAAATACCCAACAAATTCACACATAGGTGCGTTTGGTTGTGATACGTATGATATATCTGGAGTTGTTGGTGGCGGAGGCTCAAAAGGTTCTCTACACGGACTAACTAAATTCAATCTTGATGACGCTCCTAGTAATCATTTCTTTTTAGAGTACATTGCTAGACCTAGAACGGCAGAGGAGTTTTATGAAGATTGCTTGATGGCTTGTGTTTTTTATGGTATGCCTATACTTATAGAGAATAATAAAGTAGGTCAATTAAAGTATTTTTTAAATAGAGGATACTCAGGATTTTCAATGAGGAGACCAGATAAGCACAAGAACGATTTAAACTCCTCAGAAAAAGAATTAGGAGGTATTCCGTCTTCAATACAGACAATAGAGTTACATTCAAACGGAATAGAAGCTTACATTAATCAGCACGTTGGTATTGACTACAGTGGAGAATATAGAGAGGAGGGTTCAATGGGTAATATGTATTTCAATAGAACTCTTCTTGATTGGGCAAATTATGATGTAAATAACAGAACAAAGTTTGATGCAACTATCAGTAGTGGATTAGCTATCATGGCTAACCAAACGATAGTTAAAAAGCCTATTAAGAATGATAGTAAAATAATGTTTAATTTTGCAAGATATTCAAATAAAGGAATGCACAGCGAATTAATAAAGTAATATGGATAAAGATTTTTCAATACCTAATGTATATTTTCCAGACCAATTAGCCTCTGACGAAGTAAAAAGGAGCGAGCAATATGGATTGAGTGTGGGTCATAGCATACAAGGAGAATGGTTTCGCAAGACATCATTGAATGGCTCTAGGTTTTACACCAATAGAGACCATTTTCATAAGTTAAGATTATATGCTCGTGGAGAACAATCTGTTCAAAAGTACAAGAAAGAAATGTCAACTAATGGCGATATATCTTATTTGAACTTAGACTGGACACCATTACCTATTATACCTAAATTTGTTGACGTAGTTGTTAATGGTATGTCTGGAAGACAGTACGAAGTAAAAGCTGATGCTATAGATAGTATTTCTTCAGATAAAAAAAACAGATACAAAGTAGAGATAGAGAAGGCTATGGTTTCCGCCCCTTTATTGAAAGATGCGAAAGAACTTTTAGGAGTTGATATGTATCCAATACCAGAAGAAGAGATGCCTCAGAACAAGCCTGAGTTAGACCTTCACATGGAGTTTTATAAAGACGAGATTGAGGTAGCTGAAGAAAAAGCTATTGACAACGTGTTAAAAATGAATAATTATGATTTAATCAAGAGAAGAATAGATGAGGATGCTACCGTATTAGGTGTGTCTGCCGCTAAACATGCTTTTGATACGCATAATGGAATTAAATTAGAGTATTGCGATCCAGCAAATATGATATGGAGTCCTACTGAAGACCCTACATTTCAAGATTGTTATTACTTTGGTGAGGTTAAAAATGTAAACATAACAGAATTAAAAAAGATTAACCCTAATTTATCTCAAGAAGACATTAAGGAGATAGCTAAAATGGCTTCTAAGTGGGATGCTTATCAAAACATTCAAGGCGGAAATTCTTTAGGTGGGAATATAAATAATAATAGCGCAACGCTTCTTTATTTTGCTTATAAAACAGATATGAATATTGTTTATAAGAAAAAAAAGAATCAAAATGGCGGTGATAGAGTTATCAAAAGAGATGATTCATTTGAAGGTCCAAAAACAAATGATGCTCAATTTGATAAATTATCTAAAAGAATAGATGTATGGTATGAAGGTGTATTGGTTTTAGGAACTAATCACTTACTTAAATGGGATTTAATGAAGAATATGGTTAGACCAAAATCTTCTATCTCTAAGGTTTACCCTCCATACGTTATGTCAGCACCTAGAATGTATAGAGGAGCTATTGATTCATTAGTTAAAAGAATGATTCCTTTTGCTGACCAAATCCAATTAACTCATTTAAAACTGCAACAAGTTATATCCGGGATGAAACCTGATGGTGTTTATTTGGATATAGATGGATTAAACTCTATTAATCTTGGTAATGGAATGGAATACACTCCAGAGCAAGCTCTTAATTTGTATTTTCAAACTGGTAGTGTTATCGGTAGAAGTTATACTGAAGATGGAGAATATAATCAAGGTAAAATTCCTGTTCAAGAATTAACGTCTTCAGGAGCTAATGCTAAGATACAATCTATGGTCAGCATGTATAATCATTATTTAGATATGATTAGGTCTGTAACTGGCTTAAATGAAGCGAGAGATGGTAGTATGCCGGATGAGAATAGTTTGGTTGGTCTTCAAAAATTAGCTGCATTAAACTCAAATACAGCAACAAAGCATATCCTTCAAAGTGGTTTATTCATGACGAGAAGATTAGCTGAGTGCATTTGCTATAGAATGTCTGATGTATTGGAGTATTCTGATATGAAAGATGATTTCGCTACAATGATTGGTAGTGGTTCTGTAGATATGATTGAAAAGATAAAAGAACTTCACTTGTATAACTTTGGTATTTATATTGATTTAATGCCGGATGAAGAAGAAACTCAATTACTTAATCAAAACATACAAGCTGCTTTGGCATCTGGTAAAATAGATATTGATGATGCTATTGATATTAGAAACGTTAAGAACGTAAAGATTGCATCTCAATTATTAAAGGTTAAAAAGAAAAGAAAAGAGGAGAGAGACCAGGAAATGCAAAGTAAGACAATGCAAAGTCAAGCTCAAAGCCAGGCTCAATTAGCTCAAGCTACTTCTCAATCTAAAATGCAATTAATCGAGGCAGAGAGTAATGGAGATATTCAATTAGAGCAAATTAAACATCAAAACGAGATGGAGAAAATGCAGATTGAATTTCAAATGAAGTCTGAATTAATTAAGTTGCAACAAGGTTTTCAAGGTCAAATGAAACAAAGTGAGATTGAATTAAAAAACCAAAAGGAAGAGGAGAAAGAAGATAGGAAAGATAAAAGAACAAAAATACAAGCTACTCAACAATCTAAGATGATTAATCAAAGACAACAAGACTTAGATCCTATTGATTTTGACGAAGATGATAATCTTGGAGAGTTTGATAATTTATTCAAAATTGAATAAATTTTATTCATAACTTTGCAAAAATTTAATTCAATAAACAAATAGATTATGAGTGTTACGTTTAAAGCGGTTGGTTCTGACGAACAACCATCTATTCAAGAACAAGAAATTCAAATTCAACAAGAGTTTGATGAGCAAAGTTCAGGTGATAGTTTAGAGATTGAGTCTCAAGATTTAGAGGTTCAAGATAATAGTTCTGATATTGATGATGCAAGAGTTTTAAATTATTTAAAAGATAGGTATCAAAAAGAATATAGCTCGTTAGACGAGGTTTTAACAAGTAAAGAAAAAGCCGAGCTACCGGAAGATGTAAAAAAACTAATGGAGTTTGGTGTTGATAATTATATTAAAATCAACAAGGATTGGGATGCTGCTAAAGATGCTGATGTATTAAAAGAGTATTACAAACAAACAAAGCCGCATCTTGATGACGAAGACGTTAATTATTTATTAGAGGAAGAGTATTCTTTTGATGAGGATATTGATGACGAAAGGGATATTAAGAAAAAAAGAGTGGCTTTAAAAGAAGAATTGTTTAGAGCAAAAACTTATCTAAATAATTTAAAGGAACAATACAAGGTAGATTTAGGGGCTAACTCTGCTGGTGTTACTGAGGATTATAAGAAGGCTTTTGATTTCTATCAAGAATACGAACAACGTTCAAATAAAGAGTCTGAAACTGCTCAACAAAAAGCGAGTGTGTTCAACGAAAAAACTGAGAAATTATTTTCTAACGACTTTAAAGGTTTTGAGTTTAATTTAGGAGATAAAAAACAAGTTTACAAACCAAAAGATGTAAATGAAACCAAAAGGGTTCAATCAGATATATCTAGCGTTATCGGAAAACACATTAGCGAGGATGGAACATTGAAAGATGCTCACCAGTATCACAAAGCATTAGCCATGTTTAGAGACCCTGATGGGGTTGCAAAGTTCTTTTACGAACAAGGCAAAGCCGATGCTACTGATGGAGTTATTAAAAATGTAAAGAATATCGACATGTCTGTTAGAGATAGAAAAGATGTTTCTGATACAGGTTCTGGTCCTAGAATAAGAGTTGTCAATGATGACGATTTTAGCGGAGGTTTAAAGATTAAAAAACGATAAACACAAAAATTAACAATTAAAACAATTAAAAAATGGCATTAGAAACCGTTTCATTTGCAGGTAATTCAATCTCTGGAGCACCTCAATTAACACCAACGCCTGTTAAGGCTACATTATCTACTAACTATGTAGGTACATTTGACTTTTTGTCACACGAACTTCCTGATTTGTACGAAAAAGAATTTGAAAGATTCGGTAATCGTTCTATCGCTTCATTCTTGCGTATGGTAGGAGCAGAAATGCCATCTACATCTGACTTGATTAAATGGAGTGAGCAAGGTCGTTTACATATTTTTGGTACAGCTACAAAAGCTTCATCTACAACTATCGAGTTCGATGCTGCTCACGGAGTTAGATTAAACCAAACTATCATCATCCAAGATTCATCAAATTCTGCCGTTGTTAAAGCGTTAGTAACTGGAATCAATGTTGACGGTGTAACTATTACTGTAGCTCCTTACTCTGCTGCTGACCTAACTGCGTTAACCACAACTGCATCTGCATTGAAAGTTTTCGTTTATGGTTCTGAGTTCAAAAAAGGAACTGCCGGAATGCAAGGTTCATTAGAGGCTAAATCTGAAATTTTTGACACTAACCCAATTATCATTAAAGATAAATATGAGGTTAATGGTTCAGATATGGCTCAAGTAGGCTGGATTGAAGTAACGACTGAAAATGGTGCAACTGGATACCTTTGGTATTTAAAATCAGAGCACGAAACTCGTTTACGTTTTGAGGATTACTTAGAAATGTCTATGGTTGAAGGAGAGCCTGCTGTTGCTGGATCTGCTGCTACAACTGCTGGATACAAAGGTACTAAAGGTTTGTTCTACGAAGTAGCAAACAGAGGTAATGTAGGTACTGGTAATATTACTGAGAGAGAAGATTTAGAAAACATTATCAAAGTGTTGGATAAAGAAGGTAGTATTCAAGAAAACGTATTATTCGTTAATAGAAAAACATCTTTTGAAATTGACAAAGTATTGGCTTCTATTTCTAATGCAAACACGTCTTTAGCATCTTATGGTTTATTCGATAATGATACTGACATGGCATTGAATTTAGGTTTTAAAGGTTTTAACTTAGGTTATGATTTCTATAAAACTGACTGGAAATACTTAAACGATGCTACAACTCGTGGTCTTGTTTCTGATATTGATGGTGTATTAGTTCCTGCTGGTACAATGACTGTTTACGACCAAGTAATGGGTAAAAACGCAAAACGACCTTTCTTACACGTAAGATATAGAAAATCTGAGACAGAAGATAGAAAATACAAATCATGGATTGTAGGTTCTGCTGGTGGAGCTTCTAACACTGACGTAGATAGTATGTCTGTAAACTTTTTATCGGAAAGATGTTTAGTTGTTTTAGGTGCGAACAACTTTATGTTGCTAAAATAAAAAATAACACACGCATTTATAAAAGGAGTAGATTAATTTCTACTCCTTTTTTTTGTTTATATAAAAATATTAATTATCTTTGCGGAAGAACTTTTATTAAATAAAAATTATATGAAAAAATGCAATGCATGCAGAGAAGAAAAAGAAGTCTCTGAATTTAATTCAAACAAGAGCAATAAGGATGGTTTGTCTAGGCAATGTAAAGACTGTAAAAAAAAGATAGATAGAGAAT